CCCGTTTTCTATGGCTAAAGTTCTTCGATGTACATCGGCTCCTTTGCTTGAATCTACGGATTTTGTCCGTCTGTTGAAATATTCCCTAATTCTATATACCAAGCTTTTCATTGCAATCCTTTAATCAACTTGAATTGAGTGTAACTTTCCTCGTTTAGCAGCCAAAGCCTCAAACATATTGTCTGTGTCAATGTCTTCAGCTTTCTTCTGCGTAAACATTGTGTTCGCCATTGTGTCTTCAATCTTGGCTTTATTCAAATCTGTTTCAGATTGAATCTTCTGCTGTTCAGCGCTCGGACCTTTTTCGGCTTGAGCTTGCATGATTTTTGCAGCTTCTTCCAATGTAGGCAAATAAGCGTCAACGTCTTTGACACCCAAAACCCGCAAGGTATCTTCAAAAGGACGGCGCAGTTTGGCAAACAACTCAGGAACGCTAGGGTCAAGACCCATCATGGCCTGGGTAAACTGTTGTTGAGCCTGACCAATCAGTTGTTGGCGGGTCAAACGGTTCTCATCAGACAAGAAACCAAGAGCCAAATCGATGTTGATCAACTTACGGTCAATGAACTCGTAGTTTTCCATCGAAATAGCGTCCATAAATGGAGCGCCTTTGGCACAAACACCAGCCAACTGCTGGATGTTGTAATCGTCCGAGTACTGAATCAGGGTCTTCCAGACAATGTAGATCATGTCCCGCAGACCAATGGCACAGTTCTTGACCATCTCGTCCTGGATGAGCTGGTTAGGACCCATAGCCAATTGCAGCTTAAATCCTGAGTTGCCGTCCTTCATTACTTCAGGGTTCAGCACATCGCTAGGGCTTGTCATGCCAATCATTGCCATCTTGTCAGCTTCAAACCGCTGCATGGACGATTGGACATAAGCCAAATTGCCCTGCATAGGCGCAAATTCGTAGATGTGCTTGGCAGGATCGAACTTACGGTCCAAGATGAACATGGCAGACACGCCACGTTGGATCTCTTCCGCATCCATGAACTCTGGGTTGACACCGATACGAGGAGTCGAGGACTGCATGGCAAAAGCCATCTCAGCACGAGCAATCGATGTGGCGTATTCCTGCATAGGCACAAGGCGTTCTGCAAGAGAGTAACCAAAGAAGTTACCAGTGATTGGCTTGGGGCACATTGCCGCCAAAGGAATGAAGTCCACTTCCTTGACATACAAAACATACGAGCCAGAGAAGCAGCACTCAACGATTTCTTCTTCACCGTCACCGTCAACGTCTTTGCGAATCCATGCTGTGGTCAACATGATGACTCGGCTGTAACGGTCAGCACCAGCAGAAGCAATTACGCCTTGGCCGGGAACAGGAGTGGAATCACGAGCATGAAGAGCAAGATCGTTTTCCAATGCACCTGCTTGGTAAGCGCCAGCAGGACCATAGGCAGCGTGTTCAGCAAGTTTCTCAAGGTCAACATACGGGAATTGAGCTTTACACTCATGGATGGTCATTGGATCGTAGAAGCCAACGAAATCCTGATCCTGAATGTTGGGGATTGTTGGGTTGCAGACAAAGTAGTGTTGGGCAACGTGCTTGATACGGACAGATGTTGAGAAACCCGTCATCTTGTACTTGGCACGGTACACCGTATTGGCTGCAATAGCCTCATTGACCTCTTCTTGGATGGTTCCTTGTTCGTCTTCAGGATTCATCATCTCCTGCATGACACCTTCAAGGTCAACGTCAATCTTACGCATGTTCTGACGCTTAACTGTCAGACCCTTTTCTGTTGCCATAGTCTCAAAGACTCGCAACTGATCTCGTGTGCCTTCAACTTCTTTGTACTGCGTAATAGGCTCCCGTACAGGAGAAACCATCACAACACCATTCTTGTGCAACAACGAATCTTGTGCCCAGTCACGGATAACAGCGTAAGAATCGTTTTTTGAGTTGATCATGTACTTGACCATCTCAGTTGCTTGATTGGCTTGTGCGCTGTCTTGCTCACTGAACCGCTCAAACTCAAAGTTGACCTTGCCGTTTGGCATCAGGCACTTGGTAATGATGGCCGTAGCGTAATCAACACCGGGGGTTACTACAGGGTGGATGTAGTCAATGCCACGGATTGGCTCGGTGGAGTTGCTAACAGCAATGTTCAGGTAGTGGTAGTCAGACAGGCGGTTGAATGTGTTCTTGGCTTGCGTCAATCGCAAGTAGTCCACCATCTTCAAGTACACCTCATGTGCAACTTGGAATACGATTCCTTTGTTGCCAGCAGGTGCTTCGATGTACTCAACGATAATATTTTGTTTATCTAACATGACTATATCCTTTGAACTTTTCCTTCAGGAACTTCAATGCGCCTGAATTGAAAAGTATTTGCCCTGCTTACAACAGATTCCCCGTGGCCTTGAATTAACGCCAATATACCGATACGGGCAGAGTCAATGTGATCGTCTGGATCACTGAACCTACCAGCGTCATCAATAGCGTAGTTCCTAGCCTCATCAAGGAAATCAACACACGATTCATTGATCATCAATGTGCCACGTTCCATTCCCATCCGCATTATATTGATTCCATACGACTTATGGTTCGTTACCTTGCCTTGGTCGTTTACTGGGTTCAATATAGCACCAGGAATGCAGTTTAGGCCATAGTTATCCTCAAACACCTCTCGGACCGACTGTTCCGTCAGCGTATACCGACCAGCTTGGGTGGCATCGTGTGGCAAAGCAATCGGGATACCCTTGGATTCTCTGTCCATCAAGTAATGGACGTATTCATCCGGCGTTTCCCCTTGAGGAATCTTAATCTGTCGGTGCAGGTAGATGATTTCTTCCACAGGATTGCGGAAAAAGAAGCTGATCACTGTCGGGTCGTTTCGGATACCCAAGTCAAACGAAATCAATCGCTCCATCTTAGGATCGGTCTTCAGATCAACGTCAGTGGACTTGTATGTCGGCCAATTGAGGATTGGGAACACCACACCTTTGCCAACCAACGGAATACCTTTGATACGGCAGTCACGCTCCCAAGGCATAAAGTCTCGGGATAACTGGTCCCGCTCTTCTTGGCTAAAGAACTTCTCACCCCATTCGTTCTCAAACGGGATGTCGTCCCAAGTCACACGGACATGGGTGTATCCATCAATCTTGTCCCAGAACTTACGGACAAGTCCTGACATACCTTTGAGCGGTGTGAATGAACACATGACCTGTCCATTACGCTGTGCGGTACGGACGACAAGTTCTGAGAACACTTCGTCAGGGGGTTGCTCGTCCAAGACGACAAGGTCAAGCTCAAAACCCTGCAAGTGACGCACTTGTTGGGTGTAGTTTGAGAAATACAGCTTTGATTTACCACCAGATTCGTGCCAGACTTCAATAGACAGGACGTTAGCCCCATCCGTTCTGTATGACTTCTCGTCAATACACTCAAGCGGTATAGAGCCTGTTCCTAATTTGTACGATTGCTTGATGTCATCACATCCAAGCAGCTTGCTTTGCAGTGTCTTGGCTACCTGTTCCCAGGATTCACCAGCACACATGGCAATGATTGGTTTGTCCCACTTCTTGCCCTTCCAGCCCTTTGGGTATCTACCCGTCAGGTGGTAAGCAGTCTCGTAGGTCGAGGCGATTGTCTTGCCAGCACGGTTAGCTGCAATCATTCCTCTACGGGCAAAATGAGCGCCTGTCTCAAAGAACTCAGCCTGATACTTGAAAGGTCTGAACCACTTCAACGTATTGAACTGCATGTCTTTGGCAACAGTATCCCTAGCGCTTTTCATCTTACGCAGTTGGTCAGCATCAAGGTGCTTAATAGCAGCCTTACCACCAGCTAACTTCACAAGATGTTTGAGTGCCCGATCTTTGTAGATGGGCAGTATGTAGTCACTGGCTTCACTTTTTGCCATATGCGTCACGCATGGTCAACAAGAGGTCGGCAGCAGAAGCAAGGTAGTAAACATCTTCAGGGTGCAGTGTCCGATCCCCTTGGAGATCCTTTTGCAACCACTCTAATGTTTTCCTCGCACAAGCTTCTGCTTGAGCCGACAGCTTCTGACGGAAGATTATGGAATGGTCTTCCATCACGCCCACGGGTTAGTGACGTTCTTCTCGGCAATGTTCAGCACGTTGCGGTCAATCAAGGTCCAGATGCCGCCACCCTTTTCACCGACACAGAACGCATACAAGCCACGGCCCTTTTCAGTAAACGTACCATCAGCACGGCGCAGCATGATTTCCTCTGTACGAGGGTCAAGCCAAGCAAACTTCTCAGGCTGCTTTTGACCAAACTTGTTGATACGCTCACCAACAGCAATCTGCTCAACAGGGCCAGTGACCTGATAAGTCACCACGCCATTGTCGTATTTGCGGAAGCTGATGTGGACCTTACGATCAGACTGTGGGTCTGTCGGGTGAGGCATGTTGGTCGCACCAAAGAAATGAACTCGTGAGCCTTCGTCAGGAAGAT